CCATCTCTTCGGCCTGTATCTGTACGTGTTCAATACAATGCTTTTGTAAAGCTATAGCCATTGCCGGCATATTTCCAATCATGGGCGACGCTCCAAAAATTAAATGCGCCATAATGTGGGACTCATGGTCCTGTCCCTGAAAGGCTTTCAACACCACCATATCCATAACATCTATGTTTTCCTGTGCAGGATCTTTTGGTGTAGGCTCTTCATCCGGTACACGCTTCATAATCCTGTCCGTATCCTTAACACCCAACGCATCATACATATCACGATATACCTCATACATATTGTGTAAGTCCGGTGCTGCTCCTGCCAACTGTAGCTTCGTTTGCGCTAACGCAATCCTTTGTGCCTGTGAAAACACATTCGGGTCCGATACGGGTATAACATCCACTCTATCGTCAAAATCTGTTGCTTTTACCGCACTATCCTCACCCTCAACAGAATAGGGATATTCACCCGGTAAACTCTCGCTCATCACCCTTGACAGGATCTTAAACTCCAAACGCATCGCGTAATGCAGGCGCTTATGCACCGCACTCATTACCCGTGAGCCCTGTTCCAACAATGCTATAGTTGTACCTACAGCCGCCTGCTGATTGCCGTCACCGACCTTCATGTCCGTAATCGTGGCAAATCTACGTCCTGCATCGACAACAAAGCCCAGTAACTGAAACAATGTTGAATCAGGACCTTTAAATGGCAGCGGCATCAGGCTGTCACGAATAGCCCCACCGGGAGCATCCACATCGCGGAACTCACCGGGCTGAAGCGGATCATCGTCGTCCCTGATCCGTAGTCCACGGGCCTTGAAGCCCGCAGGAAGATTGGACAACGTACCGGCGTCGATTAGCTGCCTCAGTGCCGCTGTGGCGGTTCGTGACAACCCGCCAATCGTGTGAATAAGTCCCAACCCATAAAAACCAAAACCGGGTAGAAACTTGTAATGCACAAAATACTGTATCTTGCGCTTCATATCATCATCTTCACGATAATTACGGCGTATGGACAATATCTGCCCATTATCCTGACTAATTGTCACCACATACGGCACTTTTATGCCTGTTGGCTCTCCATCATCATCTGTTTCTTCATATCCCTCAATGTCCAAATCAACGTGACATTCAAGCAATGTACAGTCATAATCGATCTGATTTGGCGTCATTCCGTCTATTCTGTTGATTTCATCGGTCACAGAATCACCCTCAGCCTGCCCTGGAAGCACCGGAATATCCAAATAAAACCCCGATATTTGCTTCTTTCTTAGCTCATTTAGCGATATTCGCAGCGTTTGTGTGATATTTGGGCACGTTTCGAGGTCCGAAGTCTCGTATGGCACCACTAAATGCTCCGCCGGTACAAATTTTGACACCGCTCTTCCCATATTTTCGTCAAAATACACCTTTTTAAACGTAGAACCGGCCAAAGGTAGGTAAAAAAGCATCTGATCAAGCTCTGGTGTGTACTCCTCCATTACATTTGTGATGTAATAGTTCATAAATTGACGAACTCGCTGAGATTGTTGCTGTTTATCGCGTGTTTCGGCCCCAACTATGGCTGTTCGCACAGGCCCAGACGCCGGTAAAAGTTCATTAAACGCCTGCGCCTGGAACTGTGTCGCCGCTTCTGCCAACAAAGGGTGTGTAACCCCCGACGATCCTCTAAAAGGTTGTGTTCTTTCTTCATAATTAAACCCTAAAAGCTCCAAACCATTCGCATAGGCGTCTTCCCACTCCTGCCGACTGGCTTTATTCGCGTCAAATTCACCTAAAAGCTCTCCTGCAATACGTGAAAGCTCTCTATCCGGCATTTCTTCTGCTAAATTTGCGTAAAAATCGTCACTCATGCCCCTTTGATCCATGGGCTCAAAGTCAATTGTCACCCCACCATCGTCCTCGGCGGTGATTTCAATGTCCATATTTTCTGCTTCGCCTTCAAAACCAACTTTAGTTAAAGGCTCCATGCTACCGGGAACCTCTAGCTCCACTTCAGCGTCTAAATCCTCGGGATCAAGTTGTGATGGTATGTTTTTTTCAATAGCCATAGTAACTCCTTTTGGTTACCCTACCATAAACGATTCATAAGCGCCAATACCTTTTGGACCCTTAAACATATCGCGTGCTATGTCTGATAAACCGGCTACACCGCCCTCAGCCATGGGCTCGCCGGTTAAACTTGATTTAATTACTTTGCTTTTATCGGGACGATCAATAAGCATAATGTGACTAATTTCTTGTTGAAAAATGTTACCAAACCGATCTTTAACAACACCCTCAACGTCATTTAAATAAGGTATATTAGTAAAACCATCTTCTGCTAATTTCTTTCTAAAAACTTTTGTAAGCTCTCGTCCTCTTTCCGCCTGAGCACCGACAGGGTATGTAAATCCACCCCCAGACAAATTATCTTCAATAATGTCTCTAAATTTTTCGTCCTTAAAAAATTCATCAAATAAGAAGTTTTCTAATTCTGTTTCGGACCACAATCCCGAGCCATCTATCGAGTTCGGATTTAGAAAAGGCTTACTGGTGTCAATTTTTAAAGGATAGGTTTGTCCCTTTTCTTCTAAAGCCGTGCCTCCCTCGTCAGTTTTACCTGTAACAGAATAAAATCTGTCTCTCGCTGCTTTGTCCGATCCTACATGAATACCAAGAGTATCCGCATATTTTTCAGAGTATCCTTTGTTTCTTGCCTCAGCAACGTCCAGATCAAACTGTTTTATATCAAGCTTTTTAAATTTATCCTGATACCCTGGTATCTTTTCAGGAAAAGTAAAATGATACGCCGTTTCCTCTTTTTTAAAGTTCCGTGGCCCAAGAGGATATAAATCTTCTTGAACATTCGAGGGTAGCATCTTTGGAATAATGCTTGAGGGCATATCAAGGTTTAGATCTTTAAATCCTTGTGTTGTATCTACATTTAAAAAATCATACTCATATTCTGCCCTAGGCTTTTGTTTAATATTAGGGTATGCCTCCGGTCTATAACCTAAAGGAGGGGGACCTTCATAATTTTTTGGTGCCCCGTATGTAGGAGGGTCTAACCCACGATCTTTAAAAACTCTATCAAGTAAGGGGCCATTTCTTTCTGAACGTAAGGGGTCCCCGGCACTAGCTCCAAACTTAATTCTATATGCTGCATCATCAACACCATCAGAAACAGTATGGTGTGTTTTATATTTGATGTTAAATAATTCAATTAAATCTTGTTTATCCATTTTCATTAAATCATCGTAAGATTTGTCCTTCATAAAATTATGAAGGATTTTGTTCATCTCAATGGTTTTAATATCTTGTTCCTTGAGTTCAGCCGCTCTCACGGGTTTTGTAATATTACGATTCGGCCTTATGGAGTTTACAAATATTCTGGAAATATCACTATCTAAAGCCCTTGCTTGTGCCAAAGGTCCGCCTTTAAGAACAGTCTTGGCAACTTTACCTGCTTTTGCCACCGGAAGCACCTCTCCTGCTTCTTTTAAAACAGGGGGAACTAACACAGTCGCCCCCATTCCCGCTAGAACATCGCGCCGTGATACACCCTTCTTAGCCGGTGTCTTTTTAGCAACATCATCCGCTGCGCCTAACAAAAACAATTCCTTTAAAGCATCGACACCTGCCGTAACAGAGGGTTTTATAACATTTCGCAAAGCATACGCCCCGGCAGGCAAGGCTAATATCCCTGTCTCCAAGGCTGACTCGCCATAATCCCCTTCTTTCAAAGCCTGACCGGCACGCTGAAACCCAGTCACAGGATTCATCTCGTAAGCAAACTTAGTAAAAGGTCTTAGCTCAGGCGGTATGTACCGTGTTACATCCTTGCCAAAAATACCAAACCGTTGTTCAGCCATCAGTAGTACGCTCTTACTTGCACGTTGTTGTCATCCTCATCCCAATCGTCCGTTGGTAGCTGCACAAAATTACCTTGACGATACCGCATCAAAGCTTGTGTCATACTATCCACAAGGTCATCATACTCCCCATTTGGAAAAGCTGCAACCTCCTCTATCATCTCATCGGCAAACTTTGTGTCTGGTGCGTACACCATGCCTGCTTCGAAAAGCACCGATACAGAGTGCACGCGGGTCAACTTATCATTTCCTTTACTCGGTGTAAAGTTCACAACAGGTATACCCATGTTCCGTAGTTCCTGGGTCAACGGCAAACCCGTTGCCTTTGCTTCTATTATCACCGTATCCGGCTCCCAGTACTTATACTGCTCCAACGCCACATCCTTCAGCTCAGGAAAATCCCACCGATCCTTCTGACTATCAAGTAGTATCAACGCCGGGGGTCCCCCTGCTTCTTCTGGATAAAACACGCCCCATGTCGTAATCGCGCTATAATCCGATGTCTCGCGTTTCGTGAACGCCGTATCGTAGCTCTGTATCACAAACTCTAGATTCGGCACATTCTCTTTATCCCACTTCTTCCACCAGTCACGCGGAATAATCGCATTCTCTTCACCCGTAGGATTCTGCTGATACTGTGCGTTCCATTTACTGGGCGGAATAGATGCACGAACTGCGGTCAAATCATCGAGGCTCCAGAACTCCGGCCAACAGGGACTGCCATCCTCAAATATCGCCGGTAACTCTACAACTTCCCACTGGTCCGCTAACTCATCTTTTGCCATCGCACGCATCAACTGTCCCGTCATATCTTTCTCGGACCACCGTGTCTGCACCAAAACAATACTACCGCCCGGCTGTAGTCTCTGTCGGGGGCCCCCAGTATACCAGTCCCACGCATCGTCAAAACCCGTATTCGACATCGCCGTTTGCTCCGAGTGCGGATCATCTATAATCACCAAGTCGCCACCACGACCCGCTAAATTCGAACCAACCCCAACCGCATAGTACATACCGCCCGATGTCGTGTCCCAACGACCGGATGCTTTACTGTCCGCCGACAGATTAACAGACGGAAAGATATCCTTATACTCATCACTATCTATAAGGTTCTTGGTCTTACGTCCAAAGTTCACGGCCAACTCCGTGGTGTGCGTCGCCTGAATAATCTTCATCTTAGGATTCTTACCCATCATCCACGCCGGAAACAAAAAGCTTGCAAACTCCGACTTGGTATGTCTCGGGGCCATATTAATTATCAAACGCTTCAGCTCACCGCGTGCCACACGCTCTAACTTCTCGGCAATAATCTTGTGATGCCGCCCTGCAATAAAGTCCGGCCACATATTTTTTACAAAAATTAAAAAGTCCTTCTGACACCTTTCGTGTCGCTCTAACTGCGCTAGTCTTAATTTTAACTTGGCTTCCTGTTCTGAAACATCCATTAGGGGGCCCCTACAATCTTAAAAAACATCTCGTCCCAACGAAACGGTTGCACACAATGAAACTCAGGCTTCATGTCTTTCAACCCGTCCAATTTTAAATCTACCGCATCTTCTGCCTTAAACAAAAACATTTCCGCTCTATCCGCCGGGGTGGGCTGCTTCTTAATCAATATCCAACAAGACGCATGGCGGTGTTTCGTGAGCCACGATACCTGGGACGGACGCAGATCTACTTTGTTCGTTTTCGTAAATTTAAGCTCCACAAAATGAAAACAACCATGGGTATCACAGAGGAGGACGTCTGGGATCCCGGCTCCGACCCAGTTCTCAATTCGTGTTAGCGACAGCTTTCGATTTTGTCTTTGCGCCGCTTCCTTTACTTGTTTGTAAAAGCCGCTCTCCTTCTTCACGGCTATCGTTATCTTCTGGGGTGACGTCGATTGTGACTGGGGCATAACTCTCCTTTATCTCCTTCAATGCTTTCATAACTTCTTCCTTAGACATACTGTCTATGCTCCCGTGTCGTATCTCAGATTTATTAACATATATATCACCCTGCGCCATACCACGGCGAAACTCTGCCTGCACCGCTGCCGAGTAGGCGCCATTTGCGAGAGCCTCGTCCCGTATCTTTTGTAAATCCCTAATATGACGATGAAACGTAATACCATACTTCTCATCCAACGCACGCCGATATTCTTTGATCGCATGAACAACATGAGGCGACACATTCGGGTTCGTCAGTTCATACGCTCGTGTGTGTGCACTCGATACCCCATAGCCTGCGTTCTCCGCAGCTTCTCGCATAGTTATTTGACCATCTTTGCTGACCAATTCACGAACAAAAAGCTCCTGCTTTCGCGTCAATGGTGTGTGAATAGTCGCGGGTTTTCGACCACGAGTCTCATATTTTATCCCCGCTTTTCCTAGTTTTCGTTTCGCCATTCTCGGACCCCGGATAAAAGATTAATAAACAGGCATAATATGCACGCTTTTTAGGCAGTTAACAAGAACCTTTTTTATTGCACAAATAATAGGCAATGTTTC